GATAGATACGACTACGACCAACGAATGAATAGTTCTTCTGACTATTTTGCTGATAGTGGTAAAGTTGGTATTCGTTTTAGAAAAGAATTTGGCTCAACTTGCACAGACCCATATAAAAGAATGATGATTGAAAATATGGAACTTAAACAAGAGTTAGAATTATTAAAATTATGTGGCAGATACAAGGAACTAGATTTAGGAGAGTCTTTTCAAACTGTTCGCAAAAAATGTAAAGATGTAAAAAAGAAAGATGAGTAAAATATTTTTATTGTTGATGTTATTATCAATACCTAACCAACCTTCAGTTAAATATAATGCTGTTATATATTTTACAGAACAAGAATGCTTAACAGCAAAAAAGGGATATATGAAAGCATACGATAATAAAGAACAAGAATATAAAGACAAAGTTATTACAGATGCTTATTGTGTTCCTTTTGATTCTTTTCCTTTAACCACAATGAAAAGTACAGGTGCATAATGTCTGATTGGGAAAAAGAAATTGCAGAATTAAAAACTGATGTAAAATATATAAGAGAAGATGTAAATATTATGCAAAAACAAATAATGGGCCTTAATCAAACTTCCAACATGGGTATTGGTGGATTAAAGGTTGCATTGTTTATTGGTGGTATTTTAGGAGCAATCTATACTTTTTTCCGATTAATAGATTAAAAAACAAGCTCATATCTCAACGTAGAAGAAGAAAACTGACCTTCCTTGACCATTAGTACCCCCCTAAAAAGGACGTTATATGAAGACTTTAATAATTTCGGACCTTCATTTTCCTTATGCGCACAAAGACAGTTTGCCTTTTTTAAAAGCTGTTAAGTCCTGGTTAAAGCCAGACAGAGTTGTAAACATAGGAGACGAAGTTGATTATCATGCGATTTCATTCCATGACAAAGACCCTGATCTTGATAATGCTACTCAAGAGCTGCTGAAGGCAAGAGAAGATATAAAAAAATTAGAAAAGTTATTTCCTAAAATGGATTTACTTCATTCTAATCATGGTTCCCTGGTGTTTCGTAAAAGAAAATATCATGGTTTACCTGACTACATTATAAAAGATTACGCAGATATTCTTGATGTTAATAAAAAGAATTGGAAATGGCACGATAAACTTATCTTACATGATAAGCATGGAAGTTATTACTTTGTTCATAATATGAATAAGGACCCATTAAAATCTTCCATGTCTATTGGTATGAATTTTATTCAAGGTCATTATCATACAGATTTTCAGATTAAATATTGGTCTTCCCCAGAAGCTCTTAAATGGGGATTGTCCGTAGGTTGTTTAATTGATAAAGACTCCCTAGCTTTTGCTTATTCAAGAGTAAATATCCGAAGACCCATACTTGGCTGCGCTTATATAGAAGACGGAATACCTAATTTAATTCCAATGGTTTTAGAAAAAGGTAATCGTTGGATAGGTAAGATATGAAAACAAAAGATAAGTTAGTTCAAGGTGTCATTGATCGTATTGCTAAACGATCTGAAGAAGGAATAAAAAAATTTGGTTGCACTATGTTGCAATCTAAAAAACCTACAATAGCTTGGATAGACGAAGCTCAACAGGAGCTTTCAGATGCCATTATATACTTAGAAAAGTTTAAATACATTTTAAAAGAAGAAGAATTGGAACAAGAAAAAATTGGAGGAACAGATGATTGAAGAAATAAAAAATAGAATTAAGGAACACGAAGGTTATAGAAATAAAGTTTATAAAGATCATCTAGGAAACAGAACAATATTTTGGGGACATCTATGTGATGCAGGGGACCCTTACGAAGATGGTGTAGAATACACAGAAGAACAAGCTATTGAAGTTTTTAATAGGGATTTTAATGACGCATTTGATTTAGCTAAAACATTTTTGTATGACCCAGACAAACATCATGCAGATATTTTTGGTGTATGTATCGAAATGAGTTTTCAATTAGGAAGTCGATTGTTTAAATTTAAAAATTTTAGAGCAGCATTAGAAAAGAAAGATTATGAAACAAGTTGTATGGAGATGAAAAATTCCCTTTGGGCAGAACAAACCCCTGGAAGATGCGATTCTTTAATTAAAGTCGTGGAGAAACATAAATGAAAATTATTATAACAGTTTTATTTACTTCTTTAGTTTTAATTGAGCTTGGTAGTTTAATTATTTCTTATAAACAAGTAGGTGGCAATATATGTTAAATTTATTATTAGGACCAGTTGCAAATATTGTTTCTAGTTCAGTTCAAGGTTTTATTGAAACTAAAAAAGCAAAACAAGAGCTTAAACTGACAGAAATAAAAGCAACTACTAAACTTAAAGAAGATCAAATAGCAGGTCGTGTGGCTTGGGAAGCATCTGCTGTTGATCAAATGAAAGGTAGTATCAAAGATGAAGTAGCATTATTTGTTTTACTTACTCCTGCTGTCCTTTCTTTTATTCCTGGTATGACAGAATACGTTAAACAAGGTTTTATCGCCTTACAAGAAACACCAGTTTACTACCAACATTTATTATACATAGCAATTTCTGCAAGTTTCGGAATTAAAGGAGCTTCAGGAGCAATGAAGTTATTTAAAAAAAAATAAGGAGGTAATATGAAATTACTACAAGACTTATGGGACCATTTAAAAGAATGGAGTTCGTGGGGTGTTAAGGATTGGGTTAAAGCAGGTATTGTAGCTTTAATCGTTCTTTTTGTAATCGGTGCAATCTAATGCAAAAGAAGAAACCTAGATACTAAATGAAAAAGGTTAAACTACCTTCCAAAGTTACTATTGGAGCCTTTGAGGTAGAGTTAATTACTATACCACATGACATTAGTTATGAAGTTTCAGAAGCACAGGGGGCCTTCGTTGGAAAGCCCCCTTACAAAATATATTTAGATGAAGATATTATTAATCGTGGTGGTGCAGACGCAATAAACGTAGTTATCCATGAAATGTTGCATGTTGGATATTACCAATATCTTCTCAAAGAAAAAGAAGAAGAAACTGTTGTTAATTCCTATGGGAATTTCATCACAGAATTACTCACTCGTTCCGAATTAAAAGCATGGATAATTGACAATATGTAGAGGACCTATGAACCAATGGCACCCCCTTCGATTTGATAAAGATTTTATCTCATCAGAATTAACAAGAACTAGAAAAAGATATGGGGAGTCTAAAGCTGCCTATGATAGTTTAGAACGTCAAAAAAAAAGAATAGAAGCTAAATTATATTTAGAGTTTAGACAGGCTGAAAAATGTACTGTTGAAGACGCAAAAATGAGAGCTCGTACTCATATAGAGTATGCAGAGATAGATAGGCTCATAGATCAAGCAGAAATGCAGACAGAGAGCGCATACGCTGAATATGAAGGTTTACGATTAAAGTGTCAGTTATTGATACAAGAGAACAGTACACAGAAACAAGAAATGAAATTAGGTTAATGGGTCTATTTTTGTGTCCTCTTTATTTAATAAAGTTTGATAAAATTTGATAAAACTTGATAAAAGACAAAATTACATTATAAATAAGAATATATAAAAAGGGGAGAAACTGTTGTTTTCTCCCCTCTTTTTTACGTTATAAGGAATGATTAATTATTGGGTGTTCTTTTTTACACCGAGAGGGTCTGGGGTTCGAGTCCCTAAACACCCACCAGTTTTCTGGGGTTTTTTATCGAGCTCATTTTCAGTATTGGTGCTTTGTGTCCACCTCTGTACCACTTCTTGAATTTTTTTCATGCCAACAATTTTCATTTGCATATCTTTTTTATTATAATTTCGTGTAACTTGCATTGTTGAATGACCTAATGTTCTCATTGCATAATCATCGCCAAGTTCAGAACCAACAATAGATCCTACTGTATGACGAACACCATGAATTGTATATTTATGTGTTAGTTTATTATTTTTACCAATTCTAGTTATACCTAATCTCTTTTGTGTATTGCCCCAGGTTTTCTTTGGGTCCTTAAAAGGTTTTCCATTATATAAAAAAAGATTACCTACACCTGTAAGATTTAAACATTTAGCTCTGGCTTGATGATTTTCTTCTGTTTCAAAATATAATTTTTGACCAGTTAAAAGATTATATACATCATCTGTAATAGGAACATTATGTATTTTACCACTTACAATTTGATTATTAATTCTTCTTTTCTTTTTAGATTTAACCCAAAATTCAATTTTATCGCCTTTAATTTGATTATAGTTTAATCCAGTAACATTTAATTTTCTTACACCTAATCCTATAAGACTAAACCAAACGACATTCTGCGCATGAGGAGGAAGAGCAAAAAATATTTTAAAAAAATCATCTAATTCTATAGAACGATCTGGTTGATCTGGTTCTATCTCTCTTAATGATTTCCAATGAGATTTGTTTAATTCTTTACCTAATTTATATATCGCATAATTATCTTTAATATGATTGTAAGCACTTTTAATTACGTCTAATTCTGTATTGATTGTTGTTTCTACAACATCATCTTGATAACGTAGTCTTTTCCAATCATGTAAATTTTTTGTACCAGAACGATCACTTAACCAAAGTGTATGCAGCAATGTACTTGAACCAAAATAATCACGAAAATTTTTACATACTCTTGGATAATTAGCTTTGGTACTATCAGACCATTCTCTTTTTTTATCTTTTATATATAAGGCTAACATCGTAGAGACTTTTAAATCTTTACTGTTTTCCATTAATATAGGTTGCCTAATTTTTTCTAAATATTCTTTAACAGAAGGAGCCATAAGTTTTTTGGCTTGTGCTTTTGAATAAGTATTTCTTGGTAAATTAGTTGTTAGTCTATGTTTTTTACCATCTATAGTTTTTTGCCAATACCAATTCGGACTTCCTGTTCTTTTGGTAATTCCCATATTTCTCCTTTCATTAAATCTTCAATGTGATTTGCATTAAATTTATAATCTCTGCCATGCCTTACAGTTTCAATCATACCTTTTTTGATTCTGCTATACAAGGTAGGTTTCGAAATATTCAAAATGCTACATACAGTTGTTGCATTAAGTAGTTTATTATTCATAGCATTTTCCTTTGTCTAGGGTCCTCTGTGAGTGGTTTAAAAGTAATATCAACTAATCTATAAGAACCATTATATTGTGATTGTATGACGTTATTATTAGGCTTTAAATTACTTAATTCTTCTGGTTTTAAATCCATAATTTCATTGTTATGCGTTATTCTAAGACCACCTTGTCTAATAGCTGATTTTATTTCGTAATCTCTTACAGAAACATATCTGCCTTGCCACAGTTTTTTAACTGTTTTAGTTTTCATTTTTAACCTCTGGTATTTTAAATTCAGATGCTTCTAATTCTGGTTTATCTTTTTTAAACCATTCTGTAACAGGACCAAATTCAGTATCAGAGTCATTCAATAAACGAATTATCTTTTCATAACTTGTTTTACTAAATACTTCTTCTGTAGATTTTTCTAAAGTTTCAGGATTGTATGTACGACAAATAATAATATCTTCTTTAACTTTACTTGTTACAACATTACCATAATAAGTTTGTGATATTTGCTCTGCTAAAGTTTGACTAATTCTTTGAGTGTATATTTTCATACTGCACTCCTAAACATGTGAGTCTGTTTACAATTTTTACATATTTTATTAAATTTACCTTCAGGAATAAAATATTCTAAACAGTATTTACTATGTTTCATTATACATTTAACTTTTGAAACTCCTGCCAATAATAATTGGCTATCTCGAATGGGTCTGCCTTTTTTCTTTTCCAATACCTTTTCTCTCCCAATCGGTGCAGATCGAACAAGTGGCAACTCGGACACAATGGGATTAGGTTCTGGTTGTCTGGGACTTTCGCCCCCATTCCTGCTTTGTCCTTCAATCTTTTCCTCACAGTTATGTGATGTGCTTGTGATTGGGGAGGGGTTTGACACATGCAACACTCTTGGTTTCGAATATACTTCCGATATTTCTCGTTTACCTTCGATGATTTCATTCATATCTTTTCTCATTGTTGGCCAAATATATTTCATTTCAATGCAAATTCCGTTAAGATGTTTAAATAACTTATCATCGTCCATTACTTCGCATATGTTGAATTGCAGCTCCGATACAAACTGCTCGTAAATTCTCTCCATCTAAATTTCTTAAATTATTAAATTTTTGAGATTTATCATAAGCTGTATCAACAGCTTGTAAGTAAGTGTCCATATCATTATTAGTAGAACTAACAATAGGTTGAGAACTTACAACTCTTTCTACATCAGCTCTATTTTCTCTATTAGCTCCATGATCGAAACTTGTATCTTGTTGTGAACCATGTCCACCTTCAATAGTACATTCAGTAAATTGATTACCAAAATCAGTTTTCTCAAATTTGAATTCTACTTTATCGCCAACTTTAAAAACATTTAAACCTAATGTAGCATCAAAAGTTCCGTCATATCCTTTAACTGGATATTTAAAAGCAGGGTTATCACAATCTATTATAAGACCATGTTTACCTTTTCCTGTTTGGTATTTTTCTGTAACTATACCTGTTAATGGTGCGTTATTATTCATTATTTCTTCCTTTTCCTTTTTTCAAATATTTTTTTTAATTTGAAATTATTGATGTGTGCCTTACGCAACAAATCAAATTGTTTAAATCCCAACTTCAACTGCGAAGAAGAGAAAGTTTTAATTTCTATTTTACGATTGTCCTTTGGTATGCGAACAATCATTGCTTTATCACAATGAAATCCTTGTGTTTCATAAATTAGATTATCATATGCTCCCATTTGCAAAATTGTTTCTGGGTAAATTGCTTTACCTGTTTTGAAGTCTATCAAGACTTTAGCAAAATGATCGCTTTCTTGAATAGCTAAAACATCAGGGCAACCCCCATATTTTAGTTTTTCAGAAACCATATTTTTTTCTGTCCACTCAACTTTATAATCTTGTTGAGACCACCATTCTTTAAATTTTAAATGTGCAGCCAACACTATTTCATCGCTAGGCATTTCATAACTTTCGCCCAATATAAATTTCTCTGCATAATCATGTATTAAAGTTCCTTGACCTCCTGCTGTGTCTCGTAAATCTGTCCAATGTTGAATAGGACCATGTTCCATTTCTAAATCTTGTAGTTGTTGATTTTTACCAGACTCAAAACCAATTTTGTAAGTCCAATTTAAAAGAGGTC